TACAGTATTTAAAGCATCATCTAGTTTACTAACTGCTTCTTCTAGAGGATCTCCATCACTAATATAATATTCTTGATTGTAATCTGGAAGGGATGCTCCATTAGAACCAGTATATGATTCAAGAGCCTCTATGCCGGATGCATTAGTTGAAATATTTCCAGCATTAGTTGAAATATCACCAGTGTTGATACTGATATTTCCAGTATTAGTAAAAATATCACCAGCATTTTCTGAAATACCACTAGCATTAGTAATTATATCGCCTTCATTTGTAGTTACTCTAATTTCTAGAGCGCTGAGATCTGTATCAACACCAGAAGCAGTAGCTTCCACATCAAATAATGCAATATCTAATTTATCAATTGCATCTTCAAGAGGATCTCCATCAACAATATAATTTTCTTCAGTGTATTCGGTAACTGCTGGGTCAACATTATCGTCGTTACCTATGAATGACCTGATATTATCTACATTACCAGACTCATCAGTATTAGAAAGAACCCAACCAGTAGTTGCGTTCCCTGTGTAAAGCATTTCAAAATAACAATAGTCTAGGTCAACGGTTAAATCGTCCCCAGAACCATTCATATTCAAACCATTTAAATCGATAGTGACATTATTGGTTGAAACATCACCTAAACCTACAAAACCTACAATATCCCCTTCTGACGGAGCAGCAGGCATAGTAACCGTAAAAACTCCAGCTGAAGAATCTAATATATAACCTTTACTTACTTCAGCAGTTGTTGCTCCTGAAATAGTAGCCCAGGTAAGTCCTGCGCCTCCATCAATTTCACTATATGGAAGCCAGTCAACATCAGCCGGTCCTGTTTTTTTATAAGAAATACCATCGGTTTTAAGATATAAAGAGCCTTCAGGAGCAGCTATTCCAGAAATAGAAGGAGTTACCGCACCGTTTATTATATCTACTATTACATCGTCAGAACCTAAAATCTTAAATCCGTATTTGGCACCAAAAAGAGTCATAACTAAAATTCCCCCTTAAAATTTTTTTACAGCAACACTACAATTCATAGGCAATGACTCGTTGTTTGTAATATTAAAAACACAGTAATTACCTGAGTATATAAATATATCTATATCCGCCTTAAATTGTTCACCTAAAAAAGCATACGAAGTTGATTCAATTATTGAACCAGTATATAAACTAAAAATTTTAGTAATACCTCTTTGATTGTTAATTAACACCTTAACCTTCCACTCAAAAGATTCATACGAATTTAGATCAATTTTGAAAAATTCTTCTGTTTCTCCAGGAAGTATTATTTTTTCAACTATATCAGTGTTTATCTTTTTTAAAACAATCATTTAACTACCTCATTAAATTACACAGCAATCTGTAATTCTTTTATTCTTTTTTGTAATAGTCTACATAAACTGTCCTTATCTGCTAATTGTCTTGCTTCAGTTAGAGAGTATTTTAACAAATTCAAATCCATAATTGTAGGTAAAATCTCTCTAGCTTTTCTTACTGTCATACCTGCAACATCTTCAACTTTCATTTTTTTTATAGTTTTATTAGTTTCCTTAGGTGAAATAGACTCTAAAACTTCTACATCAGTTTTTTTATTTTTAGAAACCTTTTTAACATCTGAACCAAATATTATCTTCCACCTGTCTTTGTTTCTTAGTTTTATATCATATAACCATTCTACAAAGTCATTATTAGGTTTTATGTTATGTTTTTTTCCGTATTGTTCAAATAAATCTTTTAGAGGAATTTCGCCCCCAGGTCTAATAGACCGTTTCATGGCGTATTGCCAACTATTTGATATATTTTTTACAGATCCTTTCATAATAATTTCTCCTTTTCTGTTTAATTATTTTTTTAACCTTGTCCTATTAAAAACTTAGTCCTTATTTCTGTCAGTTCTATCTATTAAATTATGTAAAATATTAGACAACCTATGTATCACAATAATATAAATAAAATAATTTATAAATATATTATCAACTATGAAAATTATAGTAAGTGTAAATAGTGCTGCCCATACTGAAAAACAATAACCACAATCTAATATATCATGTATAAAATCGAATATCTTATTATTTTTGTTATAAAGGCTCTTACGAAGAGGGGCAAAAAAATCAGATTTTACTACCAATTCAGTAATAGCTTCTGAAAAAATAATTGCTATTAATACCTTAAAGATTATAAACATTTTATATCACCTTCCTGCTAATAATACAACAGTACTTTACGAAGATATTAAATCTAAATAAAGTACTGTCATTATTATTATTATCATAATTACTAGCTTCTATCTATAATACCCATACCTAACATACGACTATCAAGACACGCAAATCCAAGTTCTGCCCAGCCAAAGAAGCCTTGCTTCTGTACTCTGAGTAAAGCTGGATCATCATGCGCTTCATATTCTTTACGAACGGGCATAACAAGAGAGTCATTAACACTCAAGTCGAAACCAAGTATCTGCGTTTCACCAAGAGTACTTACAGTACTATCAGCTGCAGTAATATTAGGATTATCAAGAGTATAGCCATTATAAGTATTACCACTATCAGCGATAAACTTACCATAAGCAGAACCATAACCATTAATATTATACATACCAGTAGCACCTAAGTGCTGAATCTCATGGAGAGATACATTCCAAAGTGCGCCCATTCCGCCCGCTTGAAAAACCTCTCGTCTAGTTATAGGATCAATATCAGTGTCAGTCCACTCTCTAATATCTGCTGCATCTTCTGGAGATACATACAGATCAGTAAGAGTACGACCTGTTCTCTTAAACCCTACAATCATTTTATTAATTAATTCTTTAGAAAGATAACCAGCACCCTGAGATGCTGAGTCTAACTCATATATTGGTGCAGGTCTAGAACCCAAAAGTCCTTTACCTGAAAAAGCAGAAGTTGCGGCTGGCATAATTACTCTCCATCCACACTCCTCCTCGTAATTTGCTAGATCTTTTGCGGCGCGATTAGCTGCTCTTGTAGCAATATCGATCCTTGAATCTCTTGCATAAGTAATTTTCCAGTCGGCTGAAGCATCAATCGTAAAAGTAGGAATATATACCTCTTCTCCGATACCTTCTATGAAGTTCTGTGCTACGTAACCTAAACCTGGAAGTACCCATACAGGAATCTCAAAATCTTCTGCTACAGGATATACCGCCTGTGCACCCGGACCTAGTCTTTCCACAGTAAAAAGCTGTCTCATTATTGATTCCAGCTCGATTTGTTGTAATATTGGGGTTGTTATTGCTGCAGCGAATGCACGATAGGCTGCCATTCCTTCAGGAGTATTAACTTCTGAAGTAGCTTTAAACAAATCCATCATTTCCTGTCTGTCCATTTAAATTTCCTCCTAATTATTATATAGTATTGGATGTGTTAAATTCACATTAATCCAAATATTTATTTTAAACCAATAATTTAACTCTGATTGGATACAGAGTCGTATTATCCATATTAGCTTGGCACTTTTCAAGACTAGCGCCTTTAAGTACACGTGCTACAACAGTGTTACTTGATCTGTCACCAGTTTCACCTGGAGCGTCAGTAGCTGGTGTACTGTTAGTAGAATTAGTAACTCTACCTTGGTACGCAGCAGCATAAAGAGAGCTGCCTGGAGCCATCTTTTCAGAGGCTGTTCCGCCACTAGCTTCACAAATATAGTGTACTGTATCAAAAATACCAAGATGAGCTACACCTACAGGTACTGATTTATGACCAGCAATCTCTCCACCAGCATTATATAATGGCTGAGCTATAGCATCGCTAGAACCTAAATCGCCTGGCATAACAAAGCCTGAAGGATGTACACTATGGTACCCTACTTTGACTTTTTGCATGATGAATCCAAAAGGTGGTTCAGTAATAACACCTGCCATCTTCTTCACCATTGGTTCCTCATTGATAGCATCTGGATCTAGATAAACTACAGAACCAGCATATGCTACTACACCACCAACTCCTACAGCGCCAAAAGCATCATCTTCTGTGTAACTGCAAAATTGATTTTCTACAACTGAATGTCTAGGAATAAACATATCTTATTTTCCTCCTTAGTTCTTTATTTATCAGATTCTGGGATTAAATTTGCTGCCATTGCTTTACCAAGGTCTGCATATTTAGATACCATACTCTCTGAGGGGTTTGTTTCAAAATTCATAGCTGCTGCAATTGCTTGACCAGCAGGTATATTAACAGGAATAGTTACATCTTCTTCCGCTACAGTATCAGTGTCAGTTTTATCTTCCTCTGATCCAGTTTCAGTTTTATCTGTGTCTACCTGTGTATTAGTGTCTTCTTCAGCAGCAGCTTTTTCTGCTTCTGCTTTAAGTTCTTTCTTTACAGCATCACGAAGTTCTACTCTTTCTACTTTATAAGCATCAAAGTCTTCATCATTCATCTCACGCACTTTAGCTGTTTGAGATTCTTGATTAGAAGTCATAGCAACTTTCAATTCTGAAAGCTCTGACATTCTTGTTTTCGCAATCTGATCTTTCTTCATATCTTCCAAAGATTCTTCAGAAGCCTTAAGAGCTTCTTTTGCTACTTCCAATTCTTTCTGAGCTGCCTCTAACTCAGTTACAGTATTGGAAAGTTTAGAATCTTTTTCAGCCAATTCTTCTTGTGAAGTTTCTTTGACTGTAGAAAGTTCTGTTTTCACACCCTCTAGACTCTGAGTAAGTTCTTCAATAGTCTCTGCTGACTCATTCAATGCATCTTGAGTCTTCAGTTTCTGATTTGCTTGTTCTTTCTCAGAAAAGATATTACTAACAATTGATTCAATATCTTCCTTAAGTTTTTTATCCATATTAAGGTTTTCCTCCTTATTTCGTTATTATCTCGTTAATTTCGTTTAGGTTACCAACCCGGTATTAAAACTATATTTCCTTTACCATTAAACTATTTTTAACTTTTTAATTCATTTAAATATTACTAAACTGTATTTAATCTTTTTTTGCTTTTAATAAAGCTGTCTGCAAACGACTCAAAGATTCTAATATAATAGCATCTTGGTGTTTACTTTTAAAAAGATCTTGTATGTATAAAGAAGCAGTCTGTAGAGCCTCATTTCTAAGGCATGCCTGGTCAGTTGCATCGCCTCCTGGTGAGGTACATGATGTATCAAATGCTGTACACCAATTCTCTCCTATTATTTCTCCTGCTTTATCCTTTAAACACTTTTTATAATTTACACAAATACCTATTGTGTCATTATACACTAATTCAGATTCTTCCTTTTCATAAGTCTCTTCTACTTCTTTAGAGGTTACATTAATATTTATATCCTCTGACTCATCTTTTTTATTGGATATTTCTTTTTTACTTAGTATATCCAAATCAAATAATAAATCTTTATCGTCACTTTCTGATGCGGCTGTTTCAAGTATAATAGAGTCTGGATTAGCTGGTTTTTTTACTATACCGCATCCTGAAAAACATATTCCTCTCAAAACCTTTGCTACTGTTCCTTGTGCTATCTCTTCTCCACCTTTCATAACTACTGCATTTTTTCCATAAATATCAGCTTCCACGTCTATACCTACAGCACTAGCTGCTTCTTTAGGTATAATAGTGTTTCCGACTTTAACATCAAAATCAGTAAAATAACACTCCATAGATACTTTGTACTCTTTATTTGCAATCTCTTTAGCTATTTCAGGAAATCTATTTTTATATACAATAGACCCTATCTGTATATGCATATCTTGTGTATCTAATGTAGCAGTTTCAGTAGAAAGAAGCTCATCCAAATCTAATTTGGCCCCTTTAGCGTCTGTAAATGCACTAGAATATAAATGACCTATAATTTCCTGCTCATCATGCTCGATGTCAAGAGCTTTACTTACAACAGTATCTGCTGCAGCTACTAATTCTGATCCTAAAAAGTAAGCATGGTTTAGATTTTCACCACTAGAAACTAACACAGCAGAAAAATAAGATAAATCTGGCTGCTTGTTCATATCGTTTGGTAAATTAATAACTGAAGCTACCTCTTTTTTTATTTCGTCCGTCTCTAATTCTGGTGTAATAGTCGCAGTTAAATAAAATTTATATTTCTCATCCATTATTTTGATCCTCCGAATCGTATTCTATGTACTTCTTCTAAAAATTTATTATAATCTTCATCTGGTAATGTTTCTTGTGCTCCACTAATAAAATCTTCCCAACTATCTATAGGTATACTTTTTATAATATCTATTTGTTCACTTAGGAATGCAGCCTTTTTACTTTGTTCAATATTGGCTGTTTTAGTAGTAGGCTTACCTTTAGGTCTACCGTTACTTGGTGTTCCTGAAGGAGAATTCTGAACAGGTTGAGTAGAAGATTGCTGAAATGGACTACCTGTAAGTCCAAATATACCGTCTTCAACCAACGGTAACTCTACTTCCATATTTTTAAGTTCATTGGTATAATCAAACCCAAGAGCTTCAAGAGCTGTTTGATATGAAAGCATTCTTCTATCAACAAGGCTACTTAGCGTGGACATATATAGTATATCATCTTTCAGAACTGACTCGTCCCATCTTATCTTTGGGAACCTATCAAAGCCCATTGCTTCTGCAATCTGTCTATATTCTTTATAAATCCATTTTGATACCTGCCTACGAGCATAGTTAATCTCTTCCATTATACCCTTAGTTAGTAATCCAACCTCAGCAGTGTTAATATCACCTGTACCATCTATTATAGCCCTTGTAACAGCTAATCCGCCAGTCATGTCTTCATTAACTTGTTTATATTTGTCTTGCCCTAGAATAGCTTCTATTTCTGGAGCCACTATCTTCTCTATTTCTAAAGTATGATTCCAAACTACATCGAATGATTTACTAGGAGTATCAAATAATTGTGCTATTGTTTCTAGCTCGGTTTGAGTTACTGCAGGATACTCATCATTACCTATAGTTATTTTTAAAATATAATTTGAAATACCATCCAATGTACTTAAATCTGCGTTCTTTAAGTGTTGTTTATAATTAATAGTATCAAACACACGAGTAGCTCTAGGTCTTGCATATCTTTCATATGGTTGTTTTCTATAAGTTACTGTGCCTACTAATCTAGAATCTAACTGAAAATCTCCTCCACCTTCTGCCGCTTTCTTTAACTCATTTGGTAGAGCTTTAATAAGAGCTTTTTCATCTTCTGTTAGTTCTGATTTATCCTTCTTTAGTACAGCACTTAATTCTGGAGGAGGGGTTAATTTTATAGACGTGTTATCGAATAGTAAATTACCTTCTACATTAACTAGTTCTGGGTTTAAAACAGTGTAAGACACTGGCAAATGTCCTTTTGACCATATATTCTTTTTTGCAGCCTGTTCAAATTTAACTAATTCTTTTTGAGAAACCCCACTAGCTTTAGCTTGTGCTATAATAGCCAGAACAGCTGCATCCTTATCCTCATCGAATTTAGCATGTAACTTATGCAACCTTTGTTCTTCTTTTCCTTTTGATGTGTTTGTTTTTGATTTTTGTCCAGGTACTGGTGATAAATGTGATACTCTTGGTTCGTATTTTGCTAGCACTTTATAAGTTGTTACATGACCAACCTTAAAGAAATCTAAAAATATCCACTCTAAAAGATCATCAAAATTAACATCAAATGTCCACGTATCGAAAAAATTTTTTATGTTTTCATCATCTATATCGTTCTCAAATCCCTTCATTGCTAGAGATGCTAATACATTAGTAACTGAACCTAATAAAGGATCAGTGTAATATAATTCTGAAGCCTTACTAAATAAAGTATGAGGATCTTCTTCATAAGGGTTTTTTGCCCCTGACAAATCTAAATTTTGTCTAGAAACAAAATCTCTATTTATAGTGGCTGCTGATTCTCTAAAAATATGTGGTTTTATTGCCTGTCCAGGTTTATCTAAAAATGCCAAATTTTGTTTATTTGGTGTAACAAACAACGTAGATTCTCCAGACTCTTTATCTATCTTAATAGATTGTATACCAGAATTTGGATATTTTTGCTGTAAATCAGCTGTAAGTTTATTTGTATTTATAACATCATCTTTCATAAATTAATCCTATATTAAATTAAAACGCTATCCGGTAGTCCAGATATTGTAGTTGGATCATCCGTTACCAGTTTATATTTATTAACATCTTTTCTTCCAATAATATCATCAATAGTGTATCCAATATCACCTGTTCTAGTCCTTGTGTAATCTTCTGGACCGTGGTCTTTCCACCAAGGTGGAGCATTAAAATCGCCTCTGTTATCTGCCATAAGTTTTATCTCCTAATAGAAAATCATGATAGGATAACAATTACTGCCAGCGGTAATTTAATTTTAGCCACAGAATTGAAACCCTACCATGTTTAGTTCATGAACCCCTCTATTTATTATATAGGTTAGTTAATTACTTCTTTTTCTTTTGCAGCACTGCTGCTGATAATCCAAATTTTGTGAGTGCGCTTGATCCACTACCCAACCCACTTGCTGGTCCTAAATGATTAAATCCAGGAGATCCTGCTCTTTGTCTTATTAAACCAGACCCATTTAAAAGTATTGGTGCTTCCTCATCATCTAATTCTTTTTCTAACTGTCTTGCACCATGTGCTGCTAATATAAGGGCGGAATATAAATCCTTATTCATATTCTTAGTAGGAGTGTCAAAATGTAAGACACCTGTTGCTGTTTGAGTCACTACAATATTTAACAACTGAGACTTTAATATGTCTATTGTTATGTGTTTTTTAGCTATAAAATCACTAGAACTAGTTGCTAATTCTGGAAATTTAAGCATCTTATCTTCGAACATTGCTTTTGTTGTAAAGTTTGCATCTGCTATCCATTTAGGACTAAAATTAACCATATCAAGTATATGTCTTCCTTCTCTTTTAGAATTATCTGGATTCCCTCTATCTAAAATAGGTTCCTCATTATTATACCCCTCTTCTAGTAAATCCATCACAGCCTTTCCTCCACCACCTCTATCCATGAATATTCTAATAACTCTATATTGGTTACAAAGTAGTTGAACTGCTTTAGTCAAACCTTGAGTAGTTTGAGCTTTCAACTCTATAGCGTTAACAATTTTATTAGGTTTTCCATGTTCAATAACTACTACACCACAACTAGCTGAACCGCCTTGATTTGGATCAATACCTATTATATAATTTTTAGAGCTATTACCCTTTAATTGTAAATTGAAATCAGAACCTAATGTACACTCATCCAATAAAGATGCTTTAAAAAATCCTTCTGAGTCTGAAACCATTGCTGCTTCATACTCCATAGAATATTCAGTAGTAGACATTGTACGTCTGGCTTTATTGATATTATTCATATCTAAGAAGCCAATAGGAAGATCCCAATAAGGAACCTGCCAAACTGAATATTGAGATACTTCATCCGCTCTTTCTGCTTTTTCCATTTGGAGCCAATGATCTTTCATTCTTCTCCACATATGATTAAACTTAAAATAACCAGAAGAAGTCATTATCATCTTATTTACTTTTTCTTCTTCGAAATCTTCTTTGGTTGCAAAACCACTATCAATTAATTTCTTTTGTTTTTCCAAACGACGAACTCTTTCCATAGGTGCTAAGTTTGTGGCTCCCATAGGAAGAAGAACCATATCTAAAGTTTGATCTGGTACTTGTGCTAACTCATCTACTAATATTAAATAAAACCTAGATCCACGAATCTTACTACCGTCTGTACCTAAAGGAAGAGCCTCAATAAATGATGGGGTTTTTCCTCCCACAGACTTAAATTTTAGATAACAAGTATCAGATCCTCTAGTTGGTTTTTTCTGAACAGATTCTCGTAATATAGATGATTGATCATATAATTTCTCAACTTCAGAAAATATCATTTTGCTTTGTCTAAAAACAGGACCAATTAATCCTACACGATATCCTGGATACAATAAGCATCCTAAAGTAGCTAAAATTCCAAGTAAAAAAGTTTTACCGAAACCACGACCAGCAACAGTTATCACGTAATTTTTAAACCACATGTCCCTAAAAACCAAACGCTGGATTGGAGCTAAATCCACACCCAGCAGTTCATAAGCAGCGGTACAAGGGTGCAACCTGTAAAACTCTACAAGCTCTTTCCCTCGTATCATCAACTCCTCTAAGTTTTTTCGTTTTTTAGCCACTAATCATCTTTCTCCTCACTTACTTCAGCTATGTCATATCTATTACCATCATATTCTGATCTAGAGTCCAACATCTTTTTTTCACCTTTTCTTAGTTTTTCTAGCCTAGCCAATTGTTTAACTTTAACTTCTTGATCATATGCTACAGCCAAATCTACTATTGAAAATCCTTTATACTCATTTGGATCTATTCTATCTCTACGTCTGTTAGATAGATTTTCTTTTAATTTAGCGTTACGATTATCCAATTTTTCTAATGTAGTAGCTATATCTAGTTGTCTATCAGTGTCGTCCCTACTCTCTTTTAATAATCTAAACGCTATAACCTTATTTGTTGCTAAATTCATTATATCATCCATATCACTAGATATCAACTCATCTGGATCAAAATCAGAAAGATATGCTGTAATTAAATCATTATACATACTTTCCTCAACATCACTAAATATCTCAGCTGTAGGTAGAATATCTTTAATTAATTTTTTCAATGGTTTTGGTTTACCAGATCCTTGTCCACCCATTAACGAATCTCCCCTTCATACTCTTCATTTTCTTTTCTCTTAAGTAACTCTGCTTTATATTCTTTCTCCATTAGCAGTAGCTCTGGAGTCATGGAGTGACTAAATATTTCTTCAATATTGTCCCCATATGATAATTCTATTCTTAGTTTGTTATTTAATATCTTTTGTGTAAGTATATCTTTATATTCGTTTAATTCATCTGAGACTTTTTCTGCCCACTCAAATAGTTCGCCATTATGATCTTTGCAGTATGTTTTTATAATCTCATCTGATAAAGGATTCTTCTTTCTAAAGTAATCCTGCAACGACTTAGATATTTTATCTTTAGTTCTCTCCTTATGCCTCTGTCCTTTCTTAGCCTCGCTTATCGCTCTTTTGCTAGCCTGGCTTAATCTGAAACCTATAGGTCTCCCTTTCCTTCCCTGTCCTACCACTATTATACCTCCGATACTGTTGAAAATTTACCGCAAGCTTTACATATTACTCCTACAGTAATACGTGATGCATAGGAAATATTACCGCAGTTGTTACACTTTAACGCAGTGTTACATGCCCTTGCCTTTTTTGGTTTACTAAATGAAAAAGGTAGATTTTTATTATCATCTGCAAATTTACTTTCTTTATGGATTCTATCATTTAATTTTTTAACACCCTCTTCTGGCTCCCATCTCCTAGGAGTCACGCCAGGACGTAATTCACCTACTCCTAACGTTCCAAAGTTATTATCTTCTTTCGGCATAAGTTCTCCTATTATATATCTAAATCTACATTTATAATTTTTAACATGTCTCTAATTTCTATATATAAAAAATCATATGCATCTTCTAACCCAAGTTCAAAATCTTCTGTCATCTTTGCTGGTAAAACAGATAAAGATTCAAATAATTTTCCTGCTTTTGGATTTTCTGATACTTGTTTTTTATATAATTCTATATTAGCTTCGTATTTCTTACGCAAAATAGTTAATGATGACACTATAATATTATCTATTAAACTTACTTTATCATCATCACTCATCAAATCATCTCTACAAATAGCGTGTACAAAAGAAAATAGCCCACAATAACCTTTTATTGAATCCATAACTTCTCTAGTAACTAACGCTCTTTGATCTAGTAATAGATCATCTAAATACTGTGTACTACTCATAATCGACATCCTTATATTTTACATCAAGAAATCTTTTAGACGCTATATAATCACTTATATACATACACAACTCTTCCAATGTATATTCATCCATAGGTTTTGAAACAGCTCTAGTTGTCCAAGGACCATAATGATAAAACACACTACCCCTTATAATATTATATTCTTCTTCTGTTAACAACTGGGTATCTTGTTGTATCCTGTCAACCAATTCAGCAGCCAGTTTTGGATGGTTTTTTAGAACCCAAGGTCCTCCTTTCCATCCATTTTTAATTAAATCGTGGATAATACAAGCACTTAAAATTGAATCCCTACTTTCCTCAATACCTAAACCTCTAGATAATGAATAAGCTATATTAAAAACCTTCTTAGTATGGATAATAGTACCATCCCAACTAATCTCATTTATTGGGTGATATTTCCCAGTACTACTTGCTGGGCAATCAGTGAAAAAATAGTCAGGAGCACTTGCTAAACACAGTTTAGTAAATTCCTTAATACGACTGTCACTAATCATACCTAGTTCATTTTTAAATACTTCTTCCCTTTCCTCGTTGTTCATAATTCCCCTTAATTCTAATATGGTTTAAATGTCGGATTCTCTGTTGTTAAATTTATCTTCTCTGTAGTTGTTGAATTATGATTAGGATTGTAACCAGGTTGTTTCCAACCACTCCCATCTATACTATTAGCACGTGCTTGATTTACTTTAGAATTAACAATAGTATCAGTATATCTTGCATTCTTATCATATGTCATAGGGTATCTTTCCTTGTACTTAATAAATCTAGGTTCCCTATATTCATTTTCTGAAACTGGCATAATAGTCTACCTCCATAATTTTTTTACTAAGAAATCTTTTTAGCTTGATCGCTGAAAAATTTAGATGCTCTTTCCATAGCACCTTTATACTGATCTTTTTCTTCGTCGCTAAGACTTGCTTTAGAAGTACCTAAATTTTTAATAATATCCATAGCGGTAAGTGCGAATTCTGGAACATCATCACCTTTCCACTCGTAACTGATGTTCATATACTCTTTATCTCCCATTTTTTGAGTGATACTGGTGTAATTATACCCATCTGAATACCTACTAATATTAGCACTTTTAACCTTTTTAATATCTAATTCTATACTGTAATTGTTACTTGCCATCATTGATCTCCTTTATTATCGATTTTGCTTCCAAAAATAAATTTGGAATATCTTTATTATTATTTACTATAAAATCTACATCTTCATAACCATCTAACGATGTCTCAGAAGCGTGTTCTTTACCGTGAACCTTTTCAGTTACATCTCTAACAACTCTTATATGATAAGCTCCTAAATCTTTTTTAATGTTTACTTCATTAGGAAATCTTGCATCGGTTATAATAACATCATTAAGTTTATCTCTATTTATTCTCTTAATTAAGGTCTTAACCCAAAAATCATTATCTATTTTTCTATAACAATCAGTACCAACAAACTGTAATATTTCCCTAGGAGTCCAGCACTCGTTGCTGCCGTCTTGTTTAGGATATCTTATATCCTGAACCTCTTTTAAATCACCATGTACTTGGTTGTGTGTTAAATCAAAATCATAAGAACACTTCAATTTTAATTCTTCCGCATATGCTACCAAATGGTAGCTTTCCCCTAGAATTGATTTTAATGCTGCTGAAAACGTATCTTTTCCACTCCTAGCCTTACCGCTAACTATAAATATTGTCATAATTTGACTTTCCTTTATTTCTTACCTTATTCTTTTAGATATTTTATTAATATGATTGACTGCTTTATTCAATTCTGAGTAAAGTTTACGTCTACTATCAGCTAAATATTTAGGAGACTTAGATAATTTTCTATTGTCAATCCTATCTATAGGTGTGAATTTAACTACGTATTCTTCACATGTAGGTTTGTCACTAAGGTTACATTTCTTATTGCCTTCGTTACAAACACATGCTACATCTAATCCATCAAACTTTACCCATAGTTTTTTAATCAAGCTTAACACTCCAGTCTATTAGTCTTATAGCGTTATTAATACTATTATATTCTTCTATAATACCATCTCTCTGTTTTATTAAATTCAAAATATCTAATTTATTTTCGTCTTTAGTTATTAACTTAGTAATAACATCTATTTTCGATTTAATAGCGTTTCTAATCTCTACTGCTGTAGAAATAGTTATCTCTGTTTTACCTACTAATAACTTTGTTTGTTGGTTTACTTTATCTAATATTAAATTGATATTCTGTAAATCATCTATACAACTTAATAAATGAGAAACAACCTCATCATTAACTATATTAGAAGTATGTAAAACATGGATATTTAATTCTTCTATCTTAGTTTTTATTAATTCTTTTTCATCTAATTTTTCTCGTAAATACATAATCATCTATTCTCAATGTGTTTAATGCAAATATGTGGAACAATTACCACAATATTTTAAATGACTTTTCCAACGTCGTCCGCAGGTATTACATTTAATTTTTGTTTTTACAGTAATTGGTTTAATAATCCTTGACCTTTTAGCCTTAGATTTGATTTTACCTTTCAGTTGTATAATTATATTATGTTCTATATCCTCTAAACTTCCTATTGATCCTACAATAAAGTTTTGTGTTGTTTCTCTGCCAGGTACTGTTATACCTGAGTCATTTAAAGAGCTCTTACATTCAATATCACACGAACTGTAATTAATACTGCTCATAGTGTATGTAGAATTCATTGGATATACATAAGTTATATCTTGCCAAAGAGCAGGAACAGGTTGTTTTTCAAACCTATACTTTATCTCCACAAGACCGTCCTCTATAAAATCACCTCTATAATCTGAAATCTCTTTAGTCTTATTTATAAATCTAAATTTATTTTTAACTGATGAGCCTTTCATAAACCCTTTTAATTCAGTCGATGTGTTTGCTTCTAGTATTAAACTATTACCATCTAACACATCTTTTCCATCTATTGTTACCTCAACTAAGGCTTTGGAAAAATCCTTGTTCTTTAATAAAAGAGAGTAGTCAGAACCAAACGGTAATCGTACCGTATTACCTCCGAACTCTCTCATTATCTTACCTTTATGTTTTATAACTGCTATAAATTTATTACTATATACCATTTTAATTTCTCCTTTTAACGGGACACTGGTTAAGACCCCTTATTATATTTTAAACCAGTTGATATTAAACACACTTTACTAGATGATTATGCATACTTTTTTTATTCGACTTTTACATCAATAGCTTGAACGCCCTTATCAGTCTGCGCTAACTTGAAAGATACTTTTTGACCCTCTTTAAGAGTCTTAAAGCCTTCCATGTTTATCGCACTGAAATGAACAAAATATTCATCAGTGGCTTCTTCGCCCTCATGAATAAATCCAAAACCTCTAGAATCATCGAACCATTTTACAAGTCCATTTTCTCTCGTTCCTTCCATACTAGATACTACCTCCTTTAATTAATTAATTCAAAATGGGGCAAATCATGAAAATTTTGGTCTTTGACCTTTGTATCTCCATCCCAATCTGCTCCACACCTTATTTTTATATTCATACTATTAGCCATGCCTCTTACAAACCCAACAAACATATACATTCTATCTGTATTTTCCCATTCTATTGGATATGGTAAAACATCCACTGCACAAGATGGTTTGCTGTTATGCTTTCCATTTTGCCATTCCACTTTAGACCTACCAGAATGAAATGCTTCGTTTTGATCATGTTCATTCCTATGCCCACAAATAACACTACAATCAAAATCTTTAATAACTTCATTAAACAGATCCTGTAGTGGTTGGGCACACTGTGATAAATTCTTTTTTGATCTCTTTCCAAAACTTGGCATAATATATCTCCTACCTATATTTAGGTTACTTAATTCATTACTATAAATACGCTGCTAATAGCGCACCATGCGCAACTGAAGTCATAGGATTTCCAGCTAATCTAATATCACTTATATTCAATGGAAAATCTATATCATCCATAACGTCCTGAACCTTACGGACAAAACCATCAGCAAGAGCCAATCCACCAGAAATAATTAAAGGTACATCTTCTTTAAATATAGGTAAATCTTTTTTACGTTTTGTAAGCTCATATGCAATGTTTTCTAATGTATACTTTATTACTGCGTTATAGTAAACACTTATAGCGTTCTGAATATCACCTTTTGGGTTATATAAATCTATACCTGCTTCTTTTTCTTGCTGTATCAAACTAGGCGACATATCTAACGCCACTCCTACAGAATTATCTATGTAATCACCTGACCTTGTCAGGCTAAACTCAATAAGTGGATCTCCTTGGTGTATTACTACACAATTAGTCATTCCAGCACCATATGATAAACAAACACCAGTAAGACCTTCGTCTAACAACTCAGACAATGCTATTGCAAATGACTCGTTTATAGGTGAAGGATCGTAGCCTAATTCTCTAAGATACATACCCATAATTTCAGAGTGGTACACTATATCAAACTTATTATCTATAGGTACTGCTGGAACAGAATAAACTACTTTAGATCCTGGTGTAGCTTCACCTAGTAAATCTTTTATAATAAGTTTTAACATTGGTAAAGATGTTTTATTCTTTGGTGATATGACACCTCGTTGTAATGGTCTGTCTGCTTTATCATGCCTTTCTATTGCTATAGCTAGAGCATCTTCCCCAACTACTATAAAATCACCTGAATCATCTATTACATAACTAGCTTCTCGTTTATCTAAAGACATCTTAATACTGTTACGATTTACTTCTGACTTTGGTGTTATTTTATAGAAAGCATCTCTTTGCATCTTAAAAGAAGCGTTTCCTGATATATCCATTGTAGCGGACACAAGCATATTAGTACCTATATCTAAACCTTTGTGGGATGGACCAACGTCCTCTACTACCTCATGTTTATTTTGTACTTTAGGTATTTTTTCTTGCGGACCTTTTGTTTTATTAAAATCTTTTTCTTCATTCATAATACTTAATACTCCTATTTTTGTTTGGGTAGTTTACCCATTAATTTCTTTAACTTATCTACATTAGCTTTTACTTCCGGTCTACTATCTATTACTTTTTTATTTGTAACATAGGATTTAAATTTATCCTCTTCACCTTTATGTGTAGGGTCTATAAAAATATTATCAATAGAAGGTCTAGCTTCCTCAGATACGTCTTGAACTTCGACTTGAGCATTAGTAATAGGTCTATTACTTAATTTAGTAGTGAGGTCTATTATAACGTCATCTCTCTTATCTAATTTAATATTAAGTTTATCAATAACCTCTTTCAATTCTAGTTCTTTTTCTTTTAATTCTTTTATTTCTAAAACATATTTTTTTTCTAAATCAATAGAAACTTCTTCAATAGCGCTATTTACCATCTCATCTACTTTATCTTTAGTATAACCTTCTTTAGTTAATGGTATATTAGAAGTTAATTTTTTAATATCTTCTCTCAAAGAGTTTATTTCAGTAATACTGGTTGGAGATGGAAGTCTCTGTGCTTGTTTACGCTTAAACTGAGCCGACCTAGGACCATTAGCTATTATTTTTTTTCTTCTTTGATTGTATGTTTTATTGTATTCTACCATATTTTATTTTCTCTTACTTTGAACTTCGTCTACTAAACCGTAATTCACAGCTTCATCAGCAGTCATGTAAAAATCCTTCTTCATGTCTTGTTTTATTCTTTTCAACGTCTTACCTGTAAACTTAACATAATATTTAGCCATTTTTTCATATAAATGTTTTACTTGATTGAATGAAATTTCCATATCATGAAACTTGCCTTCCGAACCGCTGGACAGTTCATGTATCATTACTTCAGAATTTTGTAATATATATCTTTTTCCTTTTGCACCTGCTGCTAAAATAAAAGAACCAGCCGATACAGCTCTTCCATAAGCAAGAGTACATACGTCTGGTTTTATATAATTCATAGTGTCATAAATACTAAACATAGAAGCGATCTCTCCACCAGGGCTATTGATATACATATAAATATCTTTCTCATTATCTTGTGATTCAAGAAACAATAGTTGGGCTGTTATAGAATCTGCGAGGCTTTGGTCAAACACCCCTTTAATAAAAATAACTCTATCTTTAAGAAGCCTACTATACAAATCATATGAATGCTCCGAACCGTTTTTTCCTTTTTCTATTACGTATGGTACTGTCATAATTCTTATTTCCTTTTCCTTTAATTAATTTAAACTATCTGTCAACGTATATAATATAAGACTCTTTAACGATTTGTCAAGTGTTAGTCTAAAAAATCTTTAATTAATTCTTCTAACTCAACCTGGTCATCTCCCTGAAGGTCTATGTTTGTTAGAGAAGTCATAATTGTATTATTCAAATTATTAAACATAATAACTGTCATTTGTTCTCGCCAAATTAAAGAAACAAAACTCAAACATGAATTTGCTTCTCTTAGTTGAATAGTGCTTTTTGCTATATACTGTGTTAAAGTGTCCATTTTGTTATCATCTGTTCCAGTGTTTTTTATTCTTAATCAAAATTTATAAAATTCATTTAAACACTAATTAAGTTAACACTACTATAAGTGTTTTTATCTTAGTTATATCTTATCTATGTTATGTATCAGTTTTTGATACACTAGTGTATCAGTTTTTGATACGCTGGTTAATAAATTGAAATATCATTTTTTTCGTAAATACCATCAAAACATACTCTTTTTTCTGTAAGTTTTTCTGTCTCAGTTGGGGATAATGTTTCATAACGATAAAAGTATTCTCTGTAATTTTTGTCTTTGCCTTTCCAATATCCTAATATATAAACTTTTTGACCACCTTTTACTTTTGAGTTAGCTGTCTTTATCCATCCACTTTTTTCTAATTGTTTTACTTTATCTTGTACTTTGTTTATACTGAACCCAGTTCCTTCTGCTAATTTCCTAATAGAAACACTACAGACAAGCAAATTTTTAACATAAAACCTTTTCTTAAGTGGGTACCCCTTAGTGTCCTTCCAATTCTTCTTAATCAGAAATTTTACCATAATTCTGTATACAGCTATTGCTCCACTAGAATAAATTAAATTATCTTGTAATTCTTGTTCTGTAATTTTCGGGTCATTAATTTCTTTTATAAACTTGACATGTTCTTTGTAGAAGCCTTCATTACTTTTATTATTCAATTTTAATACTTGTCCTTTTTATTTTTTGTTAAATTGTTCTTGCATCATCTTGATATATTCTTTTTCTTCTCTTTCAAAGAAAGACCTTTCCTCTGATGACATTGGTACATCCCACGGCATAACTGCACCATCAGGATGATCTGAAGGCAATCCACGAGTTCTTTCTAATCTATTTTGTTCAGTAATAAACTCTATCACTGTTTTAAATTGTTTTTCCATTGTTAAAATTTATAGTCCCTTATTAAATTAAACCTAGAAGCTATACTATATTGGTTACATTCTCGTATAATACCATCAATTTGTTCGTCTGTCAACATACATTTATGTTGTTCTAAAGTTATATCTAGAGTATCTTCAGCATCTACACCAATCATATCTAAATAATATTCCATATCTTCTTGTGTTAAAGGTTCTACTATTCTACTTATACGATGAATACATGTAAGACATTTTGAATTATATAATATATCTAATGAATCTATTGGTTTATTCATAAATTCCTCCTAGTATTATTTTATACTGTCTCTCTGTTTATAAGATCTTTGAATCGTTTCACTGTCCTTTCCTTCTTTAATAACTCCTGACCTTTTTAATCTTTTTATTTTGTTATTTATAGACTCTCTAGATCTTTTAGGAAACAAATCTTCAAGCTCTTTTATAGTTAATTTGTTATACTTTTCAATTAGAAGTTTTTGTTCAGAATAACTCCAATTCTTTAATCTTGACATAATATCTCCTTAACCTATAGTTTTATCTTGTAACATATCTGCAACTTCTAATATATTACTTCTATATGAATTTTTTAAATCCACATACGCTATAGAATTGTGCGGTAATACTCTTAGTAGTTTTAATAGCCCAGATTCAGATGGCTTAACAACATCATATGTTTGTCCTAAATCACCAAGCATTATTAGTCTACCTGTCTCTGATGGTCTACTTGTTATCATACTCATATAGTCTACAGTTATTAGCTGAACTTCGTCTACTATCAGGGTGTCATTATCAAGTAATGACAATCCTTGTATTGAGTTCAACGGTATTGGTTCAAGCTTCTGACGAAAGATAGTTTCTTTTATATAGTCATAATCAGAACCTTCATGGCTTTGTCCTCTAGTATTAGAATATAAAAAATAAAGAGCACTCATAAAACCTGCTAACCAGTCTTGCATCTTTTCATTCTTATCTCCGGGCATAAACCCAAGATCGTACTTAGAATTTAATCCTATTGGAGGTCTAGAAATAAAAATCTTCTTATCTTCATCAGATAAAGAAGTAGCACAACTTAAAAGAGATTTTCCACTACCCCACTTACCAGTAATTAGCACATGCTGTGACTCTTTTAAAGCGTAAATCGCACAAGTTTGAAATATATCTCTAGCTTTAATATCCCTACCTTTTTTATTTCTTATACATCTGTACTCTGGAGCATCATCAATTCTTTCAAAAACATGTTTATTAGGATGATGAGCATACACAGTTGGATTGCTAGTAGGTGTGTTAATTATAACAAAAAACCAAGTGTCTTTAGACATGGTTCTTTTACCTGCTTCACAAAATAACTTAAACATATCAATATATTCGCCATTATCAAAGTACCTTCCATAACTAAATATGTCTTCTGTGTTGGTTTTAAATAAATCACTTTGTTCAATATATACATAAGGATTAAAAATATTATTTAAAACTACATCATATAGCTTAGTATCTAGACCTTGAGCTTCTGCAATTATACCCATAGACATATCTTTAGTAGTTAATGTTGCTTGATGGTCTATTGCACATCTTATAATTTTGGCATCATTAGAATCATCCTTTTCCACATCAATACCTGATATATCAAATATTATCTTATCGCTATGGTTTTCTTTAAAGTCCTTTAATGCTCTTATTGCTTGTCTAGCACTAAAAGAAGTAGACGGTTTAAATTTGTGTTTATCTAATTCTTTTAATACTGTTATTGGTATTACTATTTTTTCACATGTTTTAGTTAATTTAAATAATATCTTTGCATCGTCTAATAATAAATTTGTATCTACAACTACTTTCTTTTTCAGTTCGGCCATGTTGAGCTCCTTAGTGGTTTAATTTATAATTACAACAGTTATGGCGTCACTTCACCCCCTTTTATTATGAAATATTTAAATACAAAAAAAGGGTTAATTTATAATTTTCATATAATCCTCCTATATAAAATTTACATCTAATAGTAGTTAAGTTAGTTTATTCGCCCTCAACATCATCGTTTTGATTAGGTATTTCCTCACCAACGCGCTCTTTAAGATAATCACCTATAAGTTCTTTTTGTTCATGATCTTTTAAATTATTGAACAACTCTTTACACATCAAAAAACAATCTTCTGGAGCTATATCTATAGTAAGATTTAGTTTAGCACCTTCTTGATGTTTATTGTTTACTTCTAGTACTTTCTTATTCATTTTTTATCTCCTTTATATTCTAAAGTATTTATTTAATACAAAACACGCTTCTTCTGTGTCTTTAACCCAACAATTAATTGATTCTTTTACAAATGGATGATTACAGTATTTGTCTGTTGTAGGATCTCCATCAAAAATACCAATTACTGCTTTATGGTTATTATCATGATACCATGCTAATTCAAACATAGTACCTACCATTGGTTTTTCTGGGTCATAATGATTCATATTAGCTATAGCTATTGTAGACTTCATTACATACATTTTGTCTTTAGGTACAAGTAAATTTATACATTCAGTAGTATAAACCTTAGTTCTATCTGGGTCAGAACCATCACCATACTCATCCTGTATTCCCTTATTAAACTCATTGTTACATGGGTCTATAAAATAGAATTGTCTATCTTGATCAAAATGTTCCTTAACTCTTTTTCTCCATCTATAGGTCTCTTCTTCATTAACACTTATTTGACCTATTAAATACACTTTATCTCTCATAATTACTCCTTTTAATATACGTCCCCATTTTCTGCAATTTTAATATCCTCGTATGGAACAGCAACCCTACGGTAGAATTCCATCTTGGCCCCTTCACACGCTCCTACAATATCATTTATTGTAGCATAATTTAATCCATTAGTTTCCATATATGAAATTAGAAGCTCTGTTATCATAAAGTTTAATTCTCCAGCCGTTTCTGGCTTCCCTATATTATCTCTTCTGTACTTCTCTATATACGGCATATTCTTTTCCTTAAAGTAGTTTTAAATCTTTTCTTATTATAATAATTTGTTTTATTTTATCCATTTTCATCACTTAGTTGTTCTATAATAAGTTCTTGACGCGCTATTGTAGACATAAGTATAACTTCTGATACATCTCTTATAACGTGTTCCTTAGGTACATCAAACATTTCCGCTGTTTTAATTATACCTGGATCATCCATAAGCTCTAGTTGGATACCTCCAAGATATTCCATTACTATATAAGTTCTATCTGTTAAAATACCTAATGCTTTTTCAGTATTAAAAGCAACATCATTCTCATACATCTTTTTTAATGTGGTACTTAAAGTGTCTAAATCTCTTTGTTTTTCTGCAAAATTAAGTAACGAATCGTTCATAATATTTTTTTTCCTTTATTATTGTTATAATTATATAATAAGCATTATAATTTATTTGTCAAGTTTTATTTTAATTGAGTTGGATTTTAAATCAGATTGAATTTAGTAGTAGTAGTAGAGTTCTTCGTTGATTGAGAACTTCTCAGTCCAAAGTGCTTGATGTCTAACAATTCTTATATTATTCATACAACCATAAAAGTTATTTCCTTCAGTATTTGTTCCTATAGTAAATACTCTTTCTGATGAATCTATTGATTTGTCTGATGCCCATATGTTTTTAATTATACCATCTCTAAATGTATAAAATACACCGTTACATCTTACAATAGCCCAATGGGTCCATTTATTATACATTATATCGCCCATATATCGTTTATAAGCTATGTCATAGTCTTTCCCATCACTAGACATATAAAGACATTGTCCTATGTCATTTTGGACTAAAATAGGGTGTTTGTTTGAGGACTCTGTTTTTTTACATATAGAACATTGTATAGAATTAATATTTTTTATTATGTTGAGAGGTGGTATAAGTTTATACTCCCACCAATCCATAGAAAAATCATCTATACCAAATTTAAAAAGATTAGCATTATCAATACTAATATTAGCGCCTAAGCCATTAAAATAAATACTGTTATTATTTCTTATATTCTTTATAGCACTTGTTATAAGAATATCATTAGTTATTATTTTATTATTGTTTGTAACGTCTATAACACTATCATTGTACACAGAAATGAACAAATCTCCTAACAATGTAGTATCCATACTAAAAGGTTTATTACTATAACTATTTAATGTTTTAGATAGTCTTACCATTTATTCTCCTAGCCTAGCTTTTTAAAACAATTCATAACCTATAACACCTATAATTAACTAGGTTAGTTAAAAACGTTATATCTATCCTATTTTCTTAATCCTTAAAGCTTTAAGATATTATTTTCATACCTTTGATACGACCACGATAGTTAAAAATATTTAACAGCCGTAGTACTAACTAATCTAGTACTCTTCTAGTACCTATTTTTCTACCATTTTTACTATTTTATTTACAGTATTGTCGTCAACCTCTACTCTAGTATACGGTCCGTAGCCTTTAATTAGTTCTTCTATACGTAGGTCTATCTTCTTTGCTCCTTCTTCATCCTGTAGCCTTCCTTCGTACTTGTATTGTATGTCTGGGTTTCTTACTAGGAAGATGTTTAGGTTGTTATAATTATTATAGATATCTAGTATTAGATCACCTAGTATCTTTTTATTGTATATACCACCTATTAAGTTTTCTAGATAAATCTGCTGCATCAATAAAGGGTGATCAGTTACCATGTAATCTACTTCGCCTTCCATACGCAATAACTTCCTGTGCTGTTTTGCTAAAATATATAATTGATCCGTCGAGAGGATATTATGTCTATGATCGTATACTAGTTCTTTAGCATATTCTGTTACAAGTTCTATATTATAATCTTCCTTTTTCATATGATAAAATACTCCAGCTGCTGTAGAGCTCTTGCCTGTTCCTGGTCCGCCGAATAAATTTATTATAGTTGGTGTTACTAATCTAATCATATACTATCCTTATTTTTAATTTTTCTAAAGTAAGCTAATGCTTCTTTCTTTTCTATTTTTATTTTTTCTATATATTCTTTTAAAATCTTACTAGCTCTTGAGCCTAATTTTTTAGTCCTTTTAATTTTATTATTGGTTTTTATACTCATTTTAGTATTCCTTTAAAGTAACGCTTTACATTTCCAAATATTATCTTTAAGCTCCATGGCTTCTCTATCTTTTATTTCTTCTAGGCTCAATAGCGCCTCTTTTTCAGTATCATATATAGTAGTATTGTGTATTGGAGGAATAGTAGTATACTCTGTTCTACCATAACTCAACCACACAGGAAAAAGCTTTAAAAATTTTGTGCGTTTTTGTAGCTTGTATTTACCATTTTCATTTTCACATATTCTATATTCTTTCATTATGAATTCCTTTCTAATTCATCTATTGTATCCCAACCAAGAATAGAAGCAAATTTACTTTTTAAATGTTGATATCCAGATATAATTGGTTTCTTCTTAGTTACTTCTGCAAACATAACCATTCCAGTACAACCACATTTATTACAATGAGGTCCAGCCCAATCCCATGTGTCGTCCAATTGTCTACTAGACATCTTGTTTTTACACTCTGGACACTTGTATTGTTTATAATCTTGGTCCGAATGTTCTTCGTCTTCTCTTACCCAATATGTGTTTTTATTTTTTTCTTTCTCTTTTTTTATTACTATCTTTTCAGCCTCTTGTTTATTTTTTAAACACTTAATAACTTTAAATGCAACTTTTCCGGTTCCTTCATAACCTTCACATACCCAGTACCACATTATATATCTCCTTTAATTAAAAACCCTCATGTTGTTGCCCACATTCTTTACACTTATATATACCTAGATCATCTTTATATAATGAACCTTTACAAGTCCAACATTTTACTGGTGCTTGATGTGAGTTATATCTTACAGTAACAGCCGTTCTATTTCTTTGTTTATATGATATCTGATCAAGTACTTTTTCTACTCTAGCACGTCGCTGTTCTTTTTCTATCATTAGTTGCTCCATCCAAGCTCTAGTAGGTGTTATTGTGTCTGTAATTTTACCACAATCTATACACACTTTTTTATAATAATTAGTATCTTGTGTCATACGTTTGCGTCTAGCTTTAGGATCTGTACGTCTTTTTAGTTCTGTTTTAATTTGTGAACCAGTCATTTTCTCAAACACTTCATAATCATGGCATCCTATCATGCATTTAATTGACTTCATATTTTTCCTTATACTTTTGGGTGTTTTTTAAATGACCAATCATCAAAACCATGTTTAGCTTTACGCATTGA